TCGGCCTGCTTCCTTTCCTCGAGCTCTTCGAATGCCGCCTTGTACTTGTCGAACTCGGCGTACTTCGCTCGCTCTTCCTGCCGCGCCTTGCCGACGATCGAGTTGACCTGCTCCTGCGTGAAGCTCGTCAGGCTGCCTCCCGTCGTCGTGTCCGCGCCTGCCGTCGCCTGGCTGGCGCTGCCCCCTTGCGGGGTGGTGCTGCCCCCTTGCGGGGTGTTGTTCTGACCGGTCATTTCCTGGTCTCCTTTCCGCCTTTCGGCGTATCTGCCGCTTCCCGTGCGGCAGGACGTGTTTTGATGCCACGGGGGTTTCCGGGGCATGAAAAAAGGCCCCGTGGGGCCTTGTTTCCGATTCTGTAGCCTTTGCGGCTATGAGAGCTCTTTGCGCATCTCCTTGGCGGTGGCCTGCAGGATGCCTATGCTTCCGTCCGGCCAGTACCGGTTGAAGTCCGCCATGACCTCGTCGGCTCGCTCGTAGAGCTCTTCGAGCGATGCCGAGCCCCGCAGGTACCCGTTCATTTGCGGAACGCCGCCGGGAAACGCCGTGCCGGTCCTGTCCGGGCGGCCCTTCTTTTTCCCTCCACGGCCGCTGCTGCCGCCGCGCGCCTTGCCGCCGCTGCTGGGCCGGAAACCCGAGTCTAGGTACTGCTGGTAGAGCTTGTCGGGGTCGTATCCCCGTACGTCGGTCTGCCCGTCGAAACCGGGGACGATTCTGCAGTCGCAATTCGGGTGGTAATGGCCGTCTCCGCCTGCGGTGCTCCGGCTGAGGTACACGAATCCGCGCGACGCGAGCATGATGCAGAAGGGGCATGCCTCGGCCCCCATCGGTACCCTTGCGAATCTAGGATGCCTCGGGTCGCGCCTGCCGTTCTCCTTCACGCATTCGCCTGCGGCGCGCTTGTACTCGTAATCGACCCTTTCCAGGACGCAGCGGGTCAGCTCGTCGAAGCTGCCGCCGTCGACTATGGTCTGGACGATGGCCCTCACCGCGCCCTCGGTTGCCTCAGCGTTATGCCCTGACAGCACAGCGGCTCCCAGCCTCTGCCCGACGCTCAGCTCCCGTATGTCGTCGTAGAAGGTCGCCGCATAGGCTGCGGCGATTTCGGCTCCTGAGCCGAGGACGGGCTCTAGAATCGCGATGATCTTCTCCCGTAGCTCCGCTACGGTGCTCCACTCGATTGCCTCGAGCTGGGCCCTGACGACGCGCCTGGATGCATCCGAGAGCGCGTTGAGCTGTGACGTCAGCCCGTCGAGCAGCTCCCGTGGGATTGTCATTCGGCATCACCGCCCTCGCCGCCGTGGTCGATGGTCTCCTGGACGTCCTTGGAGTCGTCGAGTATCGCGTTGGCCTCGTCCTCCTCGATGCCGATTTGCTCGAACAGGACGATGGCGTTCTGGCGCGAAATCTTCCCGCCCCGGAACGATTTGATGATCGAGGCCATCTCGTACATGGTCGCCGACCTGTCGCCGCCCTGGCCGGGCTGCTGCATCTGGGCCGCTATCAGCTTCTTGGCCTCCATCTGGGCTTTGGCCGACTGCAGCCTCAGTATCTGCTCCTCGCTGAACCCGAGCTCCTCGAGGGCGATGTCGGATTCCGCTACGTAGGGGATGGCTCCCACGACCTTGATGATCGCGTCTGCCTGGGACACGAGCGAGGGCTTCGCCGGGTTCTTGAACCTCGGCATGACAGAGCGTTCCTTCTCGTCGAGTTCCGACAGCTTCTTCCCCTTTGCCAACGCGATGGCCATGGCGGCTATCTCGCTAAGGGCGTCGCCGTTTATCTCGTTCAGGTCTTCGGCTTCCCCGACGAGCGATTCCTTCGCTGCGTAGATCGCCTCGGCGCTTGCCGGGTTGTCGTGGATGACGCCCAGCTCCGAGATGGGGATGGACGTCTCTCCGGAGAACCGCGCGGCGAGCGAGCGCATGTACTCGGTATGCGGCTGCATGGACCCCTGGCTGAACATGCCGACCTGCGGGACCTCGCCGTTCTCGTCCCGAGTTAGGGCGAGCAGCGCCCCGATGTACGCCTCCCACTCGCTCTTGCCGTTGAGCATGTCCTCGTCAGCGCCCAGGATGTACTTCTGCGGCGAAGTGTAGAACTCCGCACCGACCTCCGTGCGCAGGGCTTCGCGCATCGCCGAGTCGGTTATCGACATGACGGCCCGGTTGATTCGGGAGACGCCGAACGGCCTGTTGAGCCTTGGCTTGTACACGAGCGGCTCCATTAGCGGCCGCCCCATGGAGTGCCCGTTCTTGCGGCTGGTCCATCCCTTCTTGGTCTTCTTGATCTCCCATACCGCATCGTCGGTGTACAGGTTCAGCCAGACGGGCTCCTCCGTGCCGGTCTGCTCGTTGCGTTCGACGTCGATGATCGTCATTCCGCACTTGATGCGCTTCTTGCGCCTGTTCCAGAGGGCGGATGCGTCCAGCGGGGTGTACGCCGAGATGATCGCAGGCGGCTCGCCCTCTTTCTCCTTGCCCTTCGAGACCGTCAGGAAGACGCACGAGAAGAGGAGCTCGTCGTAGACTGATTCCTTGTACAGGGTTTTCAGCCTATTGCCCTTGACTATTCCGTGCATGATCTCGGCCGTCTCCTTGTCTTCGTCCTTGAAGACGAAGCCGTCGAAGCGGCTGCGGGCCGCGAGCTTGTCGACTGCCATGGCCGGCCACCCGACGAGCGTCTCGACGTCCTTTAGCTTGTCGGGGATTGAGATGCCGAAATCGTTCAGCTTGTTCTTGAAGCTGTAATACGACAGCCGCAGCTTGTTGCGCTTGCGCTTCTTGTCCCACACGGTGATGAGGTCCCGGAGCATCTTCGTTTCATTGTCCGGCAGGCCTTTGACCTTGATGTCCGTCAGGTTCATAGCAGTTTCGCCTTTCTTCCAGGTGTCCGCTTAGTGGTCATTGCGCCGAAAAAGGCCAGGGAGGCGCTCTCGATTGGCGCACAGCTCGTCTCGCCGTCCCCGAACCCGGTGCCGCCGCTCTTCCCGATGAGCCGCTTCTGCGCGTGCAGCGCCGAGTCGGTGAGGCCCTTCTGCCCGGTGTGCGACAGCGAGCCCTCCTCGATTGCCGTGGTCGTCATCGAATAGGCGGCGATGACGTCGCCCGTGGAGGCGACTTTGAGCCCCTTCGCCGGGAAGCCCCTGTCGCGGAGCTTAGTGGCGAGGGCGTCGGCCTTGCTCTTCCCGTCGATGACGGTCACGGAGCACTTGTCCCGCCTGTCGCATAGCCAATCGGCGAGCCAGGAGATGCCGCCTCCGCTCGCGCTTGCGAAGTCTATGCACTCCACGTACGCCTCGCCGTCCCTGCGCTTGATCGCCGCAGAGAGCGCGAACATCGAGCCGTCGGGCGTGAACTTGACGCCGAACGCTATCTTGTCCCCGGCTACGGGCTCGGGGACGCGAAGCGCCTCGCACAAGTACCAGAGCTCCTCCTTGATGGCCGGGTTCCCGCTCTGCGTCGAGTCGTCCCACCATCCGAGGCGCTCTCGGGCGAACCCGTCGGGGGTGAGGGTCAGGCATTCCTCCTCGACGAACTCCTCGTCGATTCGGATTCCCAGGGCCGGGTTCGTCTCGTACCATCGCTCGCGGTCTGTCACGTCGCCGATCTCGGAGACGGACCATTCGTCCCATGCGATGCGTCCGGCATCGCCCCCGAGCGCGCGTGCGCGCTGCTTCTTGAAGACGGTGCCGTGGCTCACGGGAGACGGGGGCGTTCCGGTGTAGATGAGCTGTCGGTTGCCGAGTGGCGCAGCGGCCATCGTCGACATGATCGACTCCATCTGGTCGTCGGTGAGCTCTTGCGCCTCGTCGAATACGACCACGTCGTAAGTCGAGCCGCGCGAGCCCCCGTTGACGCGCGACGAGAACTCGATTGCGCCGCCGTTGTTGAGGACTATCGCCTCCTGGCCGTTGGTCCGCCTGATGCTCACGACCATTTCCGCGAGCTCGGGGTATTTCGGGTTCTCGAAGAAGGACACGAGGCGCAGGAACGCCTTTCTCGCCGTATCCACTCGATGGGCCGTGTGGAGTATCTTCTCGCCGATGGCGATGAGCCCGTAGAGCTCCCTCATTTCCAGCACGGCGTTCTTGCCGTTCTGGCGAGGGAGGGACAGGCCGCAGGTCGTGCAGACGAACAGGTCCATCTCGTCCCTGGCGAGCCAGACGTCGAGTGTGTTGGCCTGCCATTCGTCGGGCTTCATCCCGTACGCCTCTGCGAACTTGGCCGCATCCTCTCCGTCCGAATACCTCCGCAGCGCGGGATTAGCCAGCCACGGCCTTATTGCTATTCGCGGCTCTTGCCTGCCTGTTCTGTAGGATGACATGCAACATGGTTGCCTTTCCCTCGGGCCGCTCGGGCTTCGCCTCGTCGTTGATGCCGAGCTGCTTGTTGAGCGCCCGGATTTCCGCAGACGCCATCTTCATCGTGGACAGCTGCGGCAGGGCCTTTAGATCGCCCAAGTCGTTCTGGTACGCGACCTGGACCCCGTCGGCGACGCTGATGTCGTCGATGCACGTGGACGCGACTTCGTACCATGCGCAGAGGAGTTCCAGGGCCGGGATGTCTGATGTGTTGAAATTGCGCCCCTTGGTGAGCTCGTCCCATTTCGCGGACTTGAAGGGGCTGCTCGTGATGCTCGCCGGCTTCTCTAGGGCCATAGGTCCACCTGTATTCGTTTGTTTGCTGATGGAAAAGGAAAAGCCGCCCGTAGGCGGCTTGGGTGCAAGCGCCCGGATTTGAACCGGGGTCTCCTCTAGCAAGGGCTCTTCCAGTTGTGAGCTACTGCTTGCGCTTGTAATTGTCCCAAGCATCAACGGCCCTGTCAACCATGGCGCGCTCCTCGGTGGTTAGGTTCTTCCGGAACTCGCTATGGTAGTAGCCATCATGGGCATGTGGTGAGACGCCCAGGTGGGCGTGGTCCATGTCGATTTGCTTGGAGCGCTTCCCGGCGTTGTCGAAGTAGACGATGGACTTGATGTCGTCGCCCTCCACGTGGACGTAGACCCGTCCTCGCGTCATCGTCTCCATGAGCGTTTCCGACTCGCGCGCGTTCTTGGAGACGAACTTCACGTTTCCCGCCGTGAGCAGCGCGTGGTACTGGCTGCCGTACGGGTTCCCGTTGACGCTCGTTCCGCTCGACGCCCCACGGCCGCCCATTAACCGGCCTTTCTGAACTCGTATGAGTAGCCGTATTTGTCCTGGTTCTTCTTCAACCACTTGTCGACGGCGTCATTGTAATCCTTGCCGCTCATACGGGCCCTCTTGACCGCCTTGGTGAACTCAGCGCCCTTGAAGTTGCGGCCCTTCCGGAAGATGTAGTCTCCCGACTTCCCGCTGGCCACGATGCCGCGCTCCCCGGGGTTCTGCGAGACGCTCAGCAGGTCGGAGTCGGAGAACGCGCTGTCGCTCGGATGGTTGTGGATGATCATCTGGTTGTTCCTCCCGCGAATGGCCACGCTGACGGAGCCGCCCTCGACGTATTGATGCACGTAGCCATCGCCGTCGACGGCGATGGCATACTCGTGGTCGCTCGTGGCGTGGCGTTCGCGGAACTTGTCGAGCGCTTTCGTCTCGCTCTGGAACTTGTCCCCGTCGTTGAACTCTGCGGGAAACCTCGTCGCCCTCAGGCTGTCGTCATCCCCGCCGCCACTCGCATGGTCGAACTTGAACGTCCCGGAGCTGTCGCTGCTGCTACCGCGCCCTCCGTCGAATTCGAGCAGCATGCGGTAGCTGTCGTCCTCGATGATCTCCCTGGCCGTCATCTCGTCGACCTTCGCGTCGAGCATCTCCTCGTGCGAGCCGAAGTAGCGGGAGCCTCCCGTGAACGGGTTGAAGAGCTCTCGCGTCTCGGGGAAGTAGGTCAACCGGCCGATGTCGACGAACGTCAGGTCGTCGATGTTTTCCATGAATTCACTCAGAAGCATTTGACATCCTCTCCGTCACGGTGTTCTTGTACTGCACCACTTCGCATTCGAAGTCGAAGCCCACGTCGCCGCCGTACAGCAGGACCCTCTTCGGCTGCAGCCTCTTGACGGCCTCCTCCATGCCGGCGAACCATATGGACAGCGCCTGTTCGTCCGACTTGACGCCGACCGTCGAGACCG